AGTTGATTAAAGCGACGCTCAGTTATACCGGGCAGGCCAGCGAGATTTTTCTCTATGTTACCATAGACAGCAACTTCTCGTCGTGCTTCTTCTAATTCCTGTTCATAGTGTTGAATGAAATCAGGTATCGAATTAAGACTAGCTACTACTTTTGAATACCACATAAGCCCTCATATTTAATTAACCACGGAAATGTTTGACGCCAATTTGTTTTTCTTCTACGATCTTTTTCATTGAGGTATATAATAAGATTTTTAATTTCATCGTCTTTTTGTTTTCCAGAAATTAAACTATTTAAAAATCCTTCCATATATCTATATGCTGATCGTTCTTCATCATCTTGTTGTGTCATCAATGATAGAATCTCATTGATCGATTCTTTAAATTCATTATCACCAAAAATGTCACCTTTGAGATAATTTGGTCCGGGAGTAACTCCAGTAAACCATTGTCCAATTTTTCTATCTTTACGCCATTCTGTTAATTTAATTAATAATTCTGGCATAGTTTTTATTGTTAACCCAGATATAGTTTGCTGAATAGTTAGATAAATCCATTTATTTTCTATTAATAATTTAAAATTTTCTTCCCATTCTTTAAGATTAATGCCCCACCGAACATACTCTTGCTCAGCTCCCCAGCAATCGATACTACAGGAAATATCTAATCTTTTTATTTTTCTTGCTATCAATAACTGTTTGACTTTTTCTAAAAAATCAACTATGCGTTGTTTGGGTACCATTAAATTTGTAACTAAATTGAGCTCACAGTCTGGATTGGGATATTTCTCTATCATTTCCAGCAACGTATCAAGTTCTTTTTGATAAAATGGTTCCCCTCCCAAAATATGCATACGTTTAATTTTAGAAAATCCGGTTGGAAACCAATCCCAAAAATGTGGTAATAGGTTTTTAAAATGCCCGTGAATCGTTATTAATTCAACGCCTTTGTTTTTAAATTCCCCGAATCGTTTATTTTCAGATGCGATAGTAGAACTTAACGACCCAGCTGGATCACAGTATAAACATCCTAAATTACATGCATTATTAAAATATACCTCTAGTATACTAGGAAATATTTCAATAGCAGCAGGATCATTATCGAGTTCCGAGGGATACATGTTAGGAACTGTCATTTGACGCATCCGGTCGCTGTACCCACCAATTTCTTCAACTTCTCGACAGTACCCGCAATGATCCTTGGGCCACACTCCGTTGAGCATGTCTTTTCTATCAGCAAGTTTTAACGGAGTGTTGTGAAAATCTAAGAAATTCTCTTCTGTCAATTCAGATTCAGCAGTCCTATGACAACTACGTGTTATACCTGTATTAAGATATATCGTACTCCACGACCATTTTAATTGACAAGCGGTGGCGGTTTTAATTGGGAAATATTTTTTCTCAATTTGAGACATTAATAATCATCACCGTCATCTTCTTCGTCAGCAATCGCTTGATCTTCTTCATCGCCGAGATATTCTTTAACAGCACGACCTAGATAAGCATCAGTTCCGCCAAAGATTTTAAGCTCACTTTCAGTGATGTTATGATCAGCCGCGACACTGACAACATGATCAGCGGCCGCCTGGCGATCCTTAGGATTGATATACTCTTTACAAGTAAGCCAAACTTCACTGGCGATATCTAATTCAATGCTCATTCTGCTATCTCCTCTTCTGTTTCTTCAACTACTTTCGATTCAGTACTTAGCAGTTTAACATTAGATGACAATTCTTTCATGACTTTGTCTAAACAACCGTCTTCGTTACGTTCCCATGCTTTACGGAATTGTTTAATAGCCGTTTTATCAGCAAATGTGTAAACTAAACTATTACCTTCTTTAGCCAGCAAGCTCTTAGCTTCTAACATGTCTGTTAGCCCGCTGTATGGACTCATACCAGTTTCATACGGAATCTCAACTTGAACGCTTTCAAAAGGTTTAGCATATCTGGTCTTCATGATCTTACAAGCAGCACGGATACCGTTAACTGTTGTAGTCTTATTACCATCTGCGTCTGTTTTAAGTTTAAGTTTACGCATGGCTACCACGATACTTGAAGCGTAGATAAAACCCTGACCACCCGATATCTTATCATCTGGGTCAAACATATCTTGACTAGCGTATGTGTGATTAGTACAAACCAATCCAAGATTCAATGTACCAAACATGTTCACACAGTTACGGACCAGTGCTGTAAGTGCTTTAGGTTTACGACCCATATCACCTTTCATTTCACCTGCTTCAAATTGATTAACGTCTGTTGGAGTTAACATCATCCCTAAGCTATCTATAACAAACAATACTTTTGGACGGTCTTCTTCTGGAAGTGTGCGATACTCTTTAACAAAGTCGCTGATAACTTTGGCCACATCATCGATCATGGCCATGTTAAGTTTTAGTAATTTGTCTTCTGTAGTATCTACTCCAAGCGCATGTAACCATGCTTCGTCAAGTGCGTTCTCTGTATCAATCAAGATAACATAAATGCCTTGCTCTTGTGCACCACGTACGATGTTACCTGAACAGATAAACGATTTACCTGCTCCCGATTCACCAGCAAACACAGTAACTTTACCCATCGGAATACCTCGGGTAAAATCGCCACTGATAAGATAGTTCAGCGTATAGTTGCCTGTTGAGATCCAATCTGTAGGATCGTTAAACCCAATACCTAAGCCATCGATCGACTTAGTAATTGATTTTCTAAATTTTGATATATCAAATGGTTTTGCCATAGTATTTTTCCCTTTAATTTAATATCCAATTTGCCAATGGCTCACTGAATGTGTTACGTATATTGTGTTTATGCCTGTCTGCATATTGCTTGTAATATTCTTTTGCACTTTGTTGCAATGTTTCAATACCAACGTTATCATATATTGTACACTCATCTTTGAGTATTGTCACTATATTTTCTAATCCAACATTAAATATAGCGGTGTTAAAATACTCTCTATTTTGATCTATCCATTCTTCAATTTGAAAAAGGTATATTTTCTTTAATTCTGTTGGTAATACTTGGATTGCTTGAAAGTTTGGAAATCTTAATCGATATAAATCTAAAGAAATTCTATCTCTATATTGATTGTACCAATTGAAAAATTCCACCATTCCATCTACTGCTATTCCTGGATATGTTGCTATTATATTTAAATCAACATCTTTGTCTAATAAATGATATAAGTTATCTTGAAATTTTTCCCATTTAAACCCGGTTCTGAGAAATTCTCCTCGTTTTCCAATGGTTTCGATGCTGGCATTGATTACTATTCGTTTAAATTTATGTTGATACTTAGATAAAAATTTATTAATTCTATCTACATTACTTAAATTTGTTATGATACTCAATGTTACATGTCTACAGTCATTCTCTACTAGAGTATTTAAAAAGTTCCAAAACATGTTGCTGATCAATGGTTCACCACCTAAGCATCTAATTACTTTTATTTCTGATAAGTTTTTAATAACGTATTCATTAAATTTTTCAGCAATAAATTGATGTTGTTCAGGAGATAATCTATTAGATGTACCAAGACGTTGATATGTATTTCTTGTATCACCCTGGATCTTTTTATATGGCCCATTTATTTTTAGATCTGTCGCCCAACTAGAGCTTTGACTGGCATCACAATAAGAACAAGTAAAATTGCAATAACTTTCAAATGCTACCGTAACCTTGCCTGGAATCCGGTCTTCAGACAAATCCATTTTATCAAAATCATAATCTCTCATGTTATAACTACCACCAATTCGTTCACTGATAGCATCTGGGTCTAATTCTTCAACTTGCCAACAATTAGAACATCCTGCAGGTTTTTGTCCTTGCAACATTTGTTGTTTCTGATCAAGTTTTTCTTTGGTATTATGAAGAGTTTGTATGTTACGAGAAACTTCATTAAGATCTATTTTATGTGGAGATGGTAGATGACAGCTGCTGGTCATACCTGTTTCTAGCCAAAAATCAGCCTGATGCCATTTGCTCACACAAAATGTGGGACTAATAGGATCTAAGACTTCAATCTTGAATTTTTTATAATCGATCATAAAGACAAATAGGGCAGGGTTAAATCTGCCCTATGTTCTCAACTATTTATTAAGATGTCTTTTGACGGTTACGGATCATCGCTAGGATGTCTTCAGCTCTGGCTGTTCCACCTGCTGGAGGTGTTGCAACTGGTGCTGTAGGAGCCGCTGGTGCAGCCTCTGCGACCACTGGAGCGACCACAGCTGGAGCAGTTTCAAATTCCTCATCTGCCACTGCTGGTGTTGCTGTTTGTGCTACGGGTGTAGCTGATTCAGCTGAGACGATTGTTACGCCTCTTGGTTTGTAGTAATTACCCCAACGTTCTGCGTCATATGCTTGACCATCTACTGAAGCTTCAAACATTTCTTTCATGACTTTAAGTTCAACTTCGCTTGGTTTCTTAGGTAAGAAATCTTTCAAGTTGTATAAGCCATGAGTTTCAATCGCCGCAGCTTCTTCTGCTGTTAGTGCAGATTCTTTGCGTGACCATTTACTAGTTGAGTAGTCAGCATAACCACCTTTTGATGTTTTAGTAACTGTAAAGTCTAACCCACCTTGGTAGTCTGTTGGTAAGTTTTCTAACTCTGGATCAAGTAATGCTGATTTGATCAAGTTAAAAATCTGTGGACTAATGATAAATCTACGAATTGGATTTTCTGGTGTCTTATCGTCT